CAAGTGGTATAATGCTAACTTCAACTGTACCTTCCTGAGCGTTAAGAACATTAAGCGTAGGGATAGTAAAGCTTTCAGGAAAAGCTGGATCAACTAGAAGTCCTCCCATATCATAAACAGGCTGATTTACTCCATACGTGCGCCCCTTATAATCTCTACTTGTTGCCCGTGTAAAAGTAGGCGCTAAAGCATTAGGTGAAATAGCCGTCGCACTCGCATTCTTTACAAGGAATTGATTTTCTTTTTGTAATTGTACTAATTTAGAATCTGTACCAGCCTCCATGTTATCAATTCGTGCCTTTAATGTTTTTTCGCCTCCTCGGGCATCCACAATCTCAGAGGGTTGAGGCGTAGAATTTATTAAATCATCTACTCGTTTCTTCTGGAGATCTGTTTCTTTTACTATATCTGTCTTAAATACATTAAATTGTGTCTGGAAGTCGCTTGTCATCTTTTCAAATGTAATATAAGCAACGCCTGTTTTTTGTAAATCATCTAGTGTAGATGTAATTTTAATTCGTAACCAATCATCTGACGGAAATTTTTCTTTTATTCCACTCGGATAATTAATGGTAAATTCAATACGCATTTCACCGGAACCTGTTACATCACTTGCACCAATAGAAAACGTAGCTGTATATTCGTCAGATAGAATAGCCCTGGTACTTAGGACAACGCCTTGTCTATTGGCTAACTTCACATCAACTGTAGCACCTAATAAGCTAACCAACTCACCGTTTTCGTCTCTAAAGTTAAATCCTAAAGGTGTGCGATCACCTTGCTTTATAATAGCCCCACCAAAGACTTGTTCAACTGAATTTCCTGTTGTATACATGGACTCACCTCCTTACGTAATTAACTCATATTCATGACTTCATCTTGTGAATACTCGATAAAGTCACCTAATTTATATTTCTTTTCAGAGGCATCTAATAAAGGTCGTTCTACCTCTGTAACACGAGCTTCTAAATAAAGAGAGGGAACATAATGAGAGTCTTTGATTCTCAATGTATCTGCGAAAAAAGCTTTCTCATGTTCAAGCCCTAAGACTGAATCAAGTGTAACTTGTTCTACTTCATACTCAATAGCACCCATAATCCGTTTATTTAATTCTGTAAGACCTAAAGATGTTAGTTTTTGTACGGTCATAGCTTGGTCTGTGGATTCTGGTTCATAAAGGCCCACTATATGTTCGCCTGTGTTACGGCACCAACGCTGTCTAGCAGCTTCATTTTCCACAGTGACACTTAAACGTGTACCATCCTCTTTTTCAGGACCGATACACACTAATGATGTTACTAGGTCATCATAATTAACCTTTCTACGGATGCCCACTAAGTCTTTTCCAAAGGTTATTTCTTTTCCATTGAATGTACCTAATCGTTTAATGAGGTCTACATATCGATTCACAATCTTATTACCATCAATCTCTACTCTAAAGGAAACCTCACATTCAAATGTTTCTTTTACTTTTAAAATGGCTTCGTAGGCATTGGTATACTCAAACGAAATTTGGCGTATACCTGCATAATCTGAATTACCTAACTTCCATTCTGTCCCATCCAATACCCAATTGGCAGCTGAATTGACTGTTTGGCCTGTTAACGTACGCGGTGAGATAATCTTCTGCTTTTTTAAATCTAAAAAAGATGCCGAACAATAAGCAGTTATACTGTCAGCATCTTGATCTAATTCATTTATAATAAATTCACGATAGCCTTGTTGATCATCTGGAATAACAACACGGTTACGTCCTGTAATATACTGTGCTTTTTCATCATTCACTGGCCACTCAAAATGAAACGTCTCTTCTAAATTAATATTACGTAGATGGACAGCATCTGTAATTTGATTTTCTAAAAAAGCAAGAATATTATCCGCCTTATAATCTAATATATGAATCATTTATATCCCTCTCTCCATGTTGCCTTTGTGGGTAAAGGCGGACTAGTCGTTATGGAATTTATCCCACTGTTTAGTCCAAAGAATTCTCCACTAAAAGCTTTTAAATCCATTCGAGGTTCTCCATTAATTAAAATAACTTGATTTTTATGATCAAATGTTACGACATCTCCAGCTTTTACGATGTAAGGAATTTGATTTTCTGTTAACAAGTTTAGCTTCCACACTTTTACGTCATAAGCACGAAGAGAAGACACTTTTCTTGTGCCGTATTGAGCCATATAGATACCGACTTGAGCTGGATTTCTCATAAATTGTTGTTCCGTATCATAATACTCTACAAAAGAACGCGCAACATGTTTTCCAGTATCCCTATTAATAACCGTTACATATGCTGTCCATCTATTTCGAGTACGTTCAATTCTCAACATACCGTAAAAATTCCAAAAGGTGTGTTCTTGATCACCATGAGTACTAATTAAATCTTTAAAGCCTTGATCACCACCACCTGTACGCAGAGTAGCATAGATACGTTTTCCTGTAGAGTCAACATCTTTAATTGTTAACATACAAACAGGAAGATTATTATCATCTAATACATAAAACTCGACCTTCCCAAATTTGTCTTCTCCTGTATTTACTAGTTCCACAATTGTTTCAATACGAAAATCGGTTAATGTTTGACCAAGAGATTTTTTGTAAAAAGGACCATGCCACGTATCGTTCATAGTGCCGAAATCTACAGGAAGAAAACGCGAACCATCGGACTTCATATTTCCTGTAGCTAACCCATCAATATGGATAGAACCTTCAGTTTTAGCCCATCCTGTTATAGTCGATAAGGAGTCATTAAGAGCAATTTCTTCACGTTTTGCAGCATAATCTTCAATATTTACTTGTCGACCAATTCGATTGATTTCATTTCCATTCGAAATATCAATATTGGTATAGTCATTATCAACTTGAATTTCAAACGTAGGTAAGGCTTTCACATTACCTTCATTTCGTACTTCAAGAGTACCGGAACCAGACCTTTGTACCTTTGTCTTGCCGTATTTGTAAGGGTCAAGACAGATAAACTTCAATTCACCAATACCAATCTTTACAATTTCTTCAGGATCAAATGTTTCATCAACAATCGCAAAGTAGGAACGATCTGGCTCATCGTCAAAAACTAATTCTTTGGCTGTATCAGTCACAAGCCAATCGGCTAAATCTTCTTTCAACTTTTGTATATCTGCAATGTCTTTTCCTTCAATAGCAACAGGGACTGTAAGTTCGCGTACACCAACCTGTGTGCTCTTTAAATAAGCGCCTGGATGGTTAGGTGCTGTTAATAGATTACGAGTAAGAGGAGCCCAAGCAGGACGCTTTCTACCTTTTAAAACCATTAAATAATTCTTGCGTTGATTATTAAATGTAAATCCCACCGACTATCACCCTTTTTGAAACTTTAATTGGTCTGTACTTTTTCGGTTTTGAAATTCAGTTACAGGCTTATAAATAGCCTTGGCTACTTTCTTACCATCAATCTCTGCTGTAAAACTTGTTTCTTTTGCCAATAGTTTGGTCAATAATTCTACAGATTGTTTTAACAAAGCGATTTCCTCCCGGTCTGTGGAAGATACAACGTTTGTTGTATTGTTGCTAATAGATTGTGAGCTTGATGTAGAAGGAACCCTCGGAATAGGGTTGAATAAACCAAGCTTAGGCATTAATTCTTGCAATAAAGCTAGACTACGATTCCGGTAACGTGGTTCAGTAGTGAGCACGTACTCTTCATATCCGTTTTCACCTAATTCAGCAATTTGTCTTTTATTAACCTTACCACCCTTTGCAAATCCACCTATACCTGTTTTTAGATAACCTTGATAGTTTGAATAAACTTTACGCACGTAATTTTGGGTTTCTTTAAATGGTGGAATACCATGATATTTTGCTACGTTACCAGGCCCTGCATTATAAGCAGCTAAAGCTAACTTAACGTTACCGTGTTGACCTCTTAACATTTGAGCAATGTATTTTGTACCACCCATAATGTTCTGATATGGATCACGAGGATTTTTAACTCCCATTGCACGAGCCGTAGCAGGCATTAACTGCATTAACCCAGTGGCCCCAATATACGAACGGGCATTAGGATTGAATTGTGATTCTTGTTTAATAATCCCTGCAATTAACGCAGGACTAACACTATACTTTTTACCGGCAGCATTAATAATAGAGGCGTATTTTCCAGCGAAGCTTCCACCCATCTTCATACCGCCACCGTCAGCCTTGTTCTGTAGGTATTTTAATGGGTCGATATAGTTTCCATTACGTTTAATCTTCAAGTCCAAATGTGGACCTGTAGAGAATCCTGTTGATCCAACGTAACCAATGACTTGGCCTTGTTTTACCTTTTGGCCATTCTTAACTGTAGGTGTACTAGCCATGTGAATATAAGATAATAGGTCTGCTCCTGTTTGGATACGTACCCCGTTACCTGCTGTCTTATTTCCGATAAGGATTTGCTTAACAATACCGTCTGTTAATGACTTGATAGGCGTTCCTAAGGGAGCTGCTAAGTCTAACCCTTTGTGAACCCCACCTTTATGGACTCTGTCATTTTTATTACCATTTGGAGTGAAGTGCGTTGTAACACGGAATGGTTTATTAAGGTAATATCCTCCTATACCTGTATAGGAACCTCTATCTCCAAAATCAGGCATCCATTCATCAATTAAGGACTGAACCTTATCAATAGCAAGACCTTTAATAAAACCTGCTGTGCTATCTCCAGCTAGAGTATTAAACCATTTTGGAGTATCTACACCTTTTAACTTAAACTTCTCAGTAGCTTTATTCCACAACCATTCAGGGCCTTTCAGAATCATATCGAAAGCACCTTCAGCGATACCATCAGCATACGCTGGCATACCTTTCACAGAAGAAAGAGTTGAATTTCTTCCAGGCATTCCACCATTTGTAAACCCGTACTTCTTTAATACTGTTTTAGTGTGATGAGCAGGTAAAACGGCTGAGCCTTTTGTTAAAAAGGCATGTTGTGGACCACGTAAACCAACTAAACCTAATCGCCCTGTACGTCCATCTTTTACAAGTTCAGGACCTTCTTCACCAGTTAGTGCTACTTGGTCATTCGGGACACCACCATTAGGAGTACCTGTTGCACGACCTCCACCTTTTACTGCTTTTATCGCACCTTTAATGACAGGAGCTCCAGGAACAAACTTTGCACCTTTACCAAAGATATTACCGATCCATTTCAGAGCAGGATAAACTCCATCCACAATCTTCTGCCACCTTGTGAGGACTTCACCTTTTTCCCAATCAACTTCATTCGCATGCTCTTTTGCTTGCTTCTTAGCTGCTTTGACTGTGTCTTTATGCATTGTATTAGCAGCGCTAATTGATTTATCTCGTTGTTCTTCCGCATCTGCTATCACTTTTTTCTTTTCTTCTTCAGTAAAGCTTGGGATGTCAATCATCGCTTTTGCTGCCCATGCTTTTGTCTTTTCATATTCTGTATTAGCATGTGCAATGGACTTATCTTTTTGTTCTTTTGAAGATTTAACCACATTAGCTGCTTTTTGAGCACTTAATTTTGTAGCATTATTTTTAAGGTTAGTAAAAATAGCTTCTTGTTCTTTTTGAGACTTCGAAACGGTTTGAACTTGCATTGTACGTAACTCTTGCTCAATTTGAGCAATACGTTCACGCTCACTTTGTTTAATACCGCCTTTTTTTCCTTTAGACCTTTCAAGGATATCTGCAAGTTCATCTTCAAGCTTCTGTACCTTACTTTTTTTCTTTGCATGGTTTAAATCCATATCTGCAAGGATTTTATTTTCTTGTTCTTTAGTGAGGCCTTGGTTCTTAGCAAAAATTTCAATCGCTTTGGCCTTTTCCTTCTCGTGATTCTCCTCCATTTTCTGAACAATTTTGTCTCCTAAAGCAGCGTACTTAGCAACCACATCATCAACTGTTTTCTGAGTCCATGTTTGGTGTCCCCAATATAAACGGTCAAGAGCTTGAGTTGCCTGGGATTCAAGAGTAAGATACGAGTTCATAGCTTTT